CTGTGGCGATGACGGCCCCGCAGGCGGTGAGGTCGCCCAGCCGGGCCGAGGGGCTTCCCTCGATGATCGTGTCGGGGTCGCCGGTGACGATCGGGTTGATCCCGTGCATCGGGCAAAGGTGGAGGTCGCCCAGGCGCGCAGCCGGCCGGCCGTTGACGAACGTGCGGATGGCCGCGGTCACGATGATCCCCATGTGGTTCGTCATGTCGCCGAGCCTCGCCTGCGGGATCGCCATTCCGGCGCCCTCAGGGGTTGATGAACACGAAGTTCTTCGCGTCCACGGTGATGTTCCCGTTCACCGCGTCCATCCAGACGACGCTGCCCGCCTTGTCGCGGACGAGGATGTGCTCCAGGCCCGCGGTGGAATCGATGATGATCTCCTGGCGGAAGTTCAGGCCGGAGATGATGACTCGCTCGCGGCCCTTCGTGGTGTCGAGCAGGATCCGCTGGATGCGGCCCCGGCCCTTGTCGTTCGACTGGACGTAGATCTTCTCGCGGTCCTTCCAGGCCTCCCAACGGACGAACTGGCGGCAGAGGTCGGTGATCTCGATACGGGCCTTCTGATCCTTGATGTCCGAAGCGATGTCGAGCTGGTCCCCGGCCTCGGCCTGGCGGGTGCGCCGCGGCAGAGCGTTGCCTTTGTCCTTCGCCAGGAGCACGGGGCATTCGAACCGCATCATCTGCCCGCCGCGGTCGAGGATGGCCAGGAACTCCTCCTCGTCCTTGTCGTCGGCGACGATGGTGTGGCCCGTCTCGGTCTTGAGCAGCACCTTGCGGCGGGGGCAGTAGTAGTCGGGATGCTCATGGAACTTCCCGTGCTCCTTGTCGTCGGAGGGATTCCCAGCGTGGTCGGCCTTGTCCTCGCAGTCGAGGCACTTGGCCTCGCCGCAGAGACGCTTGGCCTCCTCAGGCTGCTCCCCTGGGTTCGACTTGGCGAGCCAGACGCCCACCCAGATGGGGTATTGCACGTCGCCGCCTTCGAACTCGGCCCAGACGGAGGCCCCCTCCTCGGGCACCAGGAACATGCCGATGTCCTGATTCCCGCCGTAGGGGAAGCAAGGCGAAGCCCAGTCGGACCAGTGGTCCTTGCCCGTGCCGAGCACGGCGGGGACCTCCAGGCGGCAGCGGCCCAGGCGCTCGGGGTCGTTGTTGTCGCGCACGAAGGCGCGGTACTTCCCGAACCATCGGTGCCGGTAGCGTTCCTGCTGGTCCTTGTCGTACACGTCGAGCACGTCACTTCCCCTCGGTTTCCTCGCCGGTCTCGGCGTCCACTGTCACCATCGGCGGCGGCGTCTCCTTCGGCACCGGCGGCGCCTCGCGGTCGTTCTGCTGGGCCTTGGCGTCCTCGGACTTCTGCCCGGCGCCTCTGCCCAGGGCGTTCTTCTTGAGCTTCAATTCGCACGAGTAGCCGCCTTCGCCGAACTCATGGCGGACGCTGTCGACGTAGTACACGCCTGAGAATTTCTGGCCCACGCCCTTGATCTCGACGTTCTGCTTGGCCTTCAGCGCGGGGATGCCGATCGTCACCGCCGTGGCCTCGACCTGGCCCATCTCAGCCTTCTTGAACTTCCCCTCCGCCTTGTCCTGAGCCGGCTCCTGCGCCGGCTCCTCGTGGAACCCCTCGGTCCGCTCGGGCGATGGGACCACGTGGCCCGATTCCTCCTCCTGGTACTCTTCCTCGCCGGTGTTCCCGTCCACGAGGTAGGTCTTCTTGCCCAGGGCCGTGCGCTCGGGGGTGTTCTCGTTCGAGGCCGTCTCCTCGACCGGCTCCTTCTCCCGGGGGTCCACGCCGATGGCCTTCGTCTCTGTGCCTTCGCCCTTCGCCCCCTGGCTCTTCGACGCGGGCCGGAAGCTGCGGAGCACGCCCTTCACGTCGGTGAAGTACTCCAGCGCCATCGCCGGCTCCTCCTGGAGCGCGGGCGGGTGGAAGTGAAGCTCGTCGTCCTGGACGTAGAAGACGTAGCCTGTTACCCCATCCCCGTCCTTGTCCCGCGCCTTCTCAGCCAGGTCCTTGAGGAAATCCGCATCCGAAATATTGCTCTGGACGACCCGCAGGTGCCGGACCTTCGTAGGGGTGACCTTGGGCGTCAGGCCGTGCTTCGCGGCGATCTCCTCGGCGATCTCCGAGTAGAGGATGCCAGGCGGCGGCTTCGTCCAGACTTTCTGGGCCTCTTTCCCCGCCAGCTTGAAGCCCTTGTCGTAGGCGTGGAGCGTGATCGTGGGGTCCCCGTCCTCGGGGAAGTCGTACTCGATGTCCTTGATGATGGCCTTCTTCTTGGCGGAGAGATTCCCGACGTAGCCGAACCGCGCGACGATCTCATTCCCCTCCTGGAAGAGGGGGTGGTCCACGAATTGGAGGTTGCGGTCGGTCACGGTCAGTTCCATGGCATCGAGCTTGCTCTCGTTGTCCTCGAACGTGAACGAGCGGATCTCCTGCGCGATGTCGGCCGAGAGGTCCTTGCCCTCGATCTGGATCAGGAACGTCGGGGCGTAGGTATCCAGGTCCATGTCTAGCCCTCAGCCGAGGATGTTCATCTGCACGTGCTGGGCGCTGGGGATGCGGAGCACCGTCCCCGCCTCGAGTTCCAGCGGCCAGAAGAGGTCGTTGGTGTCGCCAATGACCCACCAGAGCCTGGCGTCGCCGAGGTAGCGGTGGGCCAGCAGGTCCAGGCGGTCGCCTTCGACCACGGTGTGGAACCGGTCGTCGGGGCGCGGGGCCGTGGGGATCTGGGGCCGGTTCCCCAGGAAATCGCCTCCCTCGTCCTGGCAGAGGATGCTGAATCGGTAGCGCGACCGCTTGGTGATCATCCCCGCACCTCGCTGAAGTTGACGCTCTGGTCGATGTACTCCTCGAGCGCGACGTCGACGTCCGCCTGCTCGGGCAGGAGCGTCTCCGGCTCGAAGAGGCCGAAGAACCGCGCCTTGACCTCGCGGACGATGCAGAGCACGCTCGGGAACAGCTCGCCGAAAAGGAACAGCACCCGGTGCGGCGCCATCTCCAGCATGCTCCCCGCGTGCTCGGGGTAGAGGAGCGACTGGAGCCACTTCACCCGCTGCCTCACCGGCCCCTTGAAGAACTGGAGCTTGAAGACGATCCGCCGCGGCTCCCCCGCCACGTACTGGTAGCGGGGATGGCTCATGCCGGGGATGCGGATGGCCGCGAAGTGGGTCGCCTTCTCGTCCACGACCTCGGAGGGGTTGTACTGGAACTCCAGGGTCCCCTCGCCATCCGCGTCAATGAGGTAGCCCGTGATGGGCTGCTTGAACTCGCTCACAGGCCGAAGTCCTTCGCCAGCAGGAAGGGGTCAGGGTCGGTAGCAGCGTGTGCCACGTCGCCCAATCGTCCTCGTCGTCGTCCTCGATTCGTCCCGGAGCACGCTGCCCGTGCGTCTCGACGACGACGAGGACGACGACGAGCACGAGTGTCCGAGGTGTCAGAGCGTTTCATAGTTCTTGACCTTCTCCTGGCGGATGTTGCGGTAGACCGCCTGGGCGACGGCGCGGCCGTCGAGCTTCGAGACGACCGTGATGTTCACGTCGATGGGCCGGTCAGCCAGCTCGTCGAGCCGGGCCAGGAACGCCTTCATCGGGAACGTCTGCCCCTCGACCGGCGCCGCACCAGTAACCGACGTGATCGGCGTTGCGTGCTGCGCCAGAATCTCCATCTGCCGGGCTTCGCGCTCGCGTACGACGATGGGCACCGGCTTCTCCGCCGCGGCGGCCACGGACGTCATCGGCGCCGCGACGGCGGGGGCAAGCGGCAGCGCGCTGGCGACCGTGCTCACCAGGCCCGCGAGAACCCTCGACAGACCGCCGAGCCAGCCAGTCAGGGCCGTCGGCTCGACCCGAGCAAAGGTCGCCGCACCTCCCGGGCCGGTCAGGAAGCCCCAGACCTTAGAGAACACCTTCGCCGGCAGCCCGGCGACCTGCTGCATGCCTCGGGCCATCGTCTCGAGGATCGACCTGCCCGAGGCGGACAGGTTCGAGAGCGGCCCCTCCTCCGCATCGGAGAACGGCAGCAAGCTGGCGAGGAAGTTGAACGCCTTCTTCGCAACCTTGTAGGGCGCCGTGATGACGCTCGCCGCCCCTTCCGCCACGGTGGTCAGTACGGACTTCCCCGCCTCGTAGGCCGAGGAGGCGACCGACTTGATCCCCTCCCAGGCGCCCGACGCCACGGATTTGATGCCTTCCCATGCCCCGGCCGCCTTCTCCTTGATCCAGTCCCAGGCACTTGCGGCGGCATCCATCACGGCACGGAACCCCTCGGACATGGCCTGCGCCGCAGAGGCCGCCATAGACGTCATCCCCTCCCAGGCCGACGCTGCGGCACCCTTGATCCCCTCCCAGGCGGTCGAGGCGGCGCCGGCGATCCACTCAAAGGGCGCCGAGACGACGGACCAGACCGCCGACCCGACGCTCTTGACCGCCTCCCAGCCTGCGGAGACAACTGACTTCACCCCGGACCAGATCGCCTTGCCTGCGGACAGCGCCAGGCGGAACGGCGCCGTGAGGATGCCGACCGCCACACTGCCGATCCCCTTCACCAGGTTCCAGCCCGCGGCGACGACGCTCTTGATCCCTGACCAGATGGTCCCCGCGAGCTTCAGCAGGCCGCGGAAGATGCCCGCGATGATCTTGAAGGGCAGCAGAAGAACGCTCAGGATGCCCTTGCACAGGGTCTTGATGATCGAGGCGCCGGCCGCCGTGATGTCCGAGAGCGGCCCCACCTTCGCGTCCGAGAAGGGCAGGAGGTCCCGAATCCACTTCAGCGCCTTCCAGATCAGCCGGAAGGGGTACGTGATGGCCGACCAGATGCCCTTGCCGAGCGCGATGATAATCCCCTTGCCCGCCTCGAAGAACGTCTTGTCGCCCGTGAACAACGCCCTGATGTTCGACCAGATCTCGCTCAGGGTCTGCACGAGGGGCAAGCTCATGATGGCCGACACGATGGCCTGGCCCACGCCCTTGAAGAATGCCGCCATGCCCCCGAAGATGGCCTTGATGAGGTTCCACACGCCCACGATCACGTCCCTTGCCCACCGGAACGGCGTCGCCAGGAAGTCGATGACGATCCCGCCGACCTTCTTCAGGCCGTCGAAGACCGAGATTTCCCCTGTGAGCACCTGCCAGAGCGTGTAGGCGATCTTCACCACGGCGCCGATGGCGTTGATGATGAGGCGTAGCGGCAGGAAGAACTTGTAGAGGAACTTCACCGCGTAGATGGCCCCCTGGACGATGGTCGAGACGAGCCAGACGACCGCCCGTACCAGGGCGGCAACGATATGAAGGACCCAGGAGAGCGGGTAGAGGATGAACTTCAGGACGTAGGCGGCGACCTGGGCGATGATGCCGAGGAGCGTCCCGAGGACCTGCCCAAGCGACTGGAAGGCGGAACCGTCCGCAGCCGTCGACACAAGCCCCAGCGCCTGGAGGATGCTGAGGAACGCGCGGGCCAGCGCCCCGAGGGCCGACATGAGCGCGCGGATCGGCGGGCCGAGGATGGCGGCGATCTTCTTGAACGCCGACGATACCGCGGTCCAGAGGCCCACCATGAACTGCCGCACGCGGTAGTAGACCATGAAGACCGTCTTCACGAACCCCCACAGCCCCATCGCCTTGAGCTTGTCGGCAAGCTCGGCGCTGATCCGCCCCGTGCCGCCGACGAGCGACCTGGCGAGCTCGCCGATGCCTTGGAACACGGCCTTCACCTTCTCGTAGGCCCCCACCACGAAGTCGCGGATGCCCCCGAAGTTCGCCTCCCAGGCTTTCCGAAGCAGCTTGACGGCCGCGATGACCCCGATGATGATCAGCGTGACCGGCAGGAACTTGGCGGCCAGGACCCCGCCGACCGTGCTCGCTGCGGCCCCCATGGCCAGGAATCCCGCCTTCACCGCGGGCAGGAGCAGCCCAATCGTCCCCGCCGCGGCAATCACTGCCCCGACGACGGTCAGGACGAGGCCCAGCGCCCCGCCGAGGACGAGGACCACCCGGGTCAAGCCTGGGGCCGCCTTCGCCATGCGCTGGAGGGCGAGGACGACCGCTGAGATGCCCCGGATGATCGGGGTCACCACCGGCAGCAGAAGCTGCCCCAGTATCTCGAAGAGGTTGTGCATCTGCTGGCCCACGATGGCCATCTGCGAGCCGATGTCCATGTTCATCGCCTGCGCCATGCCGATGGTGTACTGGGTGCCCTGCCGCATGGCGGCGCTCATCTCCTTGATGCCCTTGGTCACGTCGCCGATCTTGTTGTAGAACATGTCCACCACGGCGACGGCCTCGATCCGCCCGAAGGCCTTCTGGATCTCCAGCTTCTCCATCGCGTCGAGGGTCTCCCCATAGCGCTCGCGGAGCTTCCCCACGATGCCGACCAGCCCGAGGAGGTTGTTGTTCTGGTCGACGAAGCTGAGGTTGAGTTCCTTGCCCGCCTCCGCGGCCGACTTGAGGAAGGCGTGGTACTTCGTCCCTGCCTCCGCGCCGGACATCGTGGCCTGGAGCTGGCCCAAGATCGCGAGTTGCTCCTCCAGGGGGATCCTGGCCATTGTGGCGCTCGCGCCCAGGGAGGAGATCGCCGCCGCCATGCCCGGACCGGTGGTCTTGTAGACCTGGACGGCGGCGGCCAGGCCGCCGGAGAACATCTCGCCGAACTGGAAGTCGCTCATCTTGGAGTACATGTCGCGGTAGATGCCGTAGCCCGTGGCGAAGAGGCTCGTCATCTCCGCCACGGTCGCCTTCGTGGCCTTGGCGGTCAGCGCGGCGAGTTTGGCATACTCGCCCACCGCCACGTCGCTCAGGGAGGCGATGCCGCTCTTGATGTCGTAGGCGGCGGCGATGAACTCGGCCTTGCTGGTCCCGCCCCAGGTGTTGGAGAAGTCTTCCGCCGCCGCGGCGAGGCTGTCGAGGTCCTTCACCCCCACCGACGCCATCTCGCCCAGGGCCTTCTGCGTGGCGACGGTGGACCGCAGGACAATGGCCGGCACCGCAAGCAGGGCCAGGCCGGCGCCCATGGTCATGGCGCCGCGCTGGACGAGGCCGAGGTTGCGCTGCATGCGCTCCGCGGCGCCCGCGACCGTCGTGTCGAGAGCCATCATGCTCGACTGGATGCGGTAGGCGTTCTGCGTGAACATGTCCTTCATGCTCACGACCACGCCCATGCCCAACTCGTTCATCATCGTGGCCGCTTCTCCAGCTCGTGCTTCTCGAACTCCAGTTGCTTCTCAAGGGCCTCGACGAACTCCTGCCGCCGGCGGATCGGGAGCGCCAGGATGTCCTGGTAGCCCCAGTGCAAGCCGCCGTAGGCGAGGAAGAAGGCGTCCCTCAGGAGGCTACTGACGGGAACAAAAAAGCCGGCTCCGCCTCCAGGCGCGTACGGATCCGCGTCCCGCAGGCGTCGCAGGGGACGTCCACCTGGGTGTCGATCCCGCCGTCCACCCGGAGCATCTCCTTCCGCAGGGCCGAGCGGTCGCCCATCGTCATCTCGTTGAGCGCCTTCTTCGAGGGCGGCTGGCCGTCGATCTCGACGATGCGGATCATCATCGCTGCGGTCAGGTTCGGCTCCTTCAATGCCGCCAGGCGTTTCTCCTTGTGGCCGTCGAGGTAGCCGAACTTCACCTTCCTGCCCGACCCAGGGAGGGTGAACTCGAACTCCCGCTCCTCGCCATAGGGCGTGACCTCGATCTCGCCGAGGTTCACGGTGAGGCCGGTGCGCTCGCCGCAGCCGGTGTTCGGGCAGGCCAGTTCCAGCTCTACCTCATCGCCGAGGGAGACCTGGCGCAGCCGCACCAGGGCATAGAGCCGGTCCCCTGAGAGGAGGTCGAGGATGTCCTTCATCTTCGGCTCGACGTTGTCGCCGAGGCGCTTGGTGCAGTTCAGCAACACCTGGTTGATCGCCTCGCCGTTCTTCATGAGGCGCCGGTTGGTGAGCAGGTCTTCCTCGGCGCCCGTCATCTCGACGAGGCCGATCTCAATGCCCGAAGGCAATGCGAACGTGTGCATGAGCTTCGCTCCTTTCAGTCATTTCGCCATTGCTGTCGCCCAGTGCGAAGGCGGAAAGCGCGCGATTCACGGTTTGCCGCTTCGCACGCAGGTCAGTCGCCCTCACTCCAGTACTGGTAGCAAATCGTGATCTTCTCGATGGTGTTCTCGGAGCTTCCGCCCTCGAGGTCGTCGTATTCGAGGACCTTGACCCAGGCGCCATGGAGCGTCCACCGGCGCATTTCGCGCCCCGAGCGGTCGTAGCGGACGATGTCCACGTCACGCATGTACTCGTCGGGCAGCCAGCCAGTGACCTCGTTCACGTCGACCTGATGGCGAATCCACTCGACGGCGGCGGTGTCCGAGCCGTCCTGCATCACCCCCTTCTCGAGGGTGATGTCGTCGAACTTGACCCGCCCGGCGACCTTCTGGTCGAACATGGAGCCCGCCGGGGCGAAGGCGACCTCCTCGAACTCGGTCTTCGGCTCCGTCCCCTTGCGGAAGAGCGCCACGTCGAAGCCGTTGATCTCGATGGCGAATTGCCAGTTCTGGAACAGGCTCTTCGGCATGTTGCCGCTGATCATGGGGCGTCACCTCCTTCCAGGTGCTCACGCGGCCTTGTAGACCTCGGTGAAGCTGCCGCCCGTCGAGACCAGCACGAAGTTCAGTTCGACGAACTCGGCCGTCTTCACGGGCTTGACGAACACGCGGCAGACCATCTCGTTGCGGTCGCGGTGCGCGGGCGTGTTCGTCTCCTCGTCGCACTGGACCGCGTAGTCGTAGAGGCCCTCGTTCTCCTTGATGAGCTGGAGGAATGGGCTGATGAGCCGAATCAGCGCCCGCCAGGAGCGCGGATTGTTCGGCTCGAAGACGATGAACCGGCTCGACTCGGCGATGGCCTCCTCCATGTACATCATCAGCCTGCGGACGTTGACGCGGTCCGTGGCCGACGGCTGCGACTGGAGGGTCTTCTGGCCCCAGATGTTGATCCCCGAATCGGGGAAGCTGGCGATGACGTTCACGCCCTCGGGGTAGAGGACGTCGCGCTCGCCTCGGGACGTCTTGTAGCCCAGCCCGAGGACGTTGAAAATGCGGCCGCGGTCGATGCCGGCCGGGGCATACCAGACGTAGGTCTTCTCGTCGCTGCGGGCGTAGCAGCCGCAGACGGCGCCCGACGGCGGGACGAGCTTCTTCTGCGAGGTGACGGGGTCGAGGATCTCCAGCCACGGGTAGTAGAGCGCGGCATAGCTGGAGTTGAAGGCGGCGTGGGTATAGCCGCCCTGGCCCTTGCGGAAGTCCACGGCCTCGAGCGGCTCGAGGGCCACGGGACATTCGGCCACGAGCATGCAGTCCTGGCGTCCCTCGCAGTAGGCGATGGCGGCGTGGAACACCGGCGCCGTCGTGACGCCGGGGAAGGCGACCATGTTCAGGGCGTCGATCTCGTCGAAGGCGTAGAGGCCCGTGTGGTTCGCCGGGTCGCCGATGTAGTCCAT